AGAATCATATCTTGTATATGTTGCTTACGTTTTTGTGCTTTGATGCGTGCTTCTTTACGTTGCTTTCTTGCATCAGCACAATATTGTATGTAGTCGTTATAAAGATTGGCTCTGCCATAAAGTTGCATGAACTCCCGGAGTTGATCTTTCTTAACTCGTATCTGTTCTAATGCCATAAACTCTTCAAGGTCATTGTCTGTCTTGCCAAGAAAGTTAGTCCAGATACTACTCTTTCTTTTATGTAAATCTTGTTGGAGTTGGTCTTCTGCACCTACAAATTTAGCGATTGCTGAACCTGCTGAACTTATATCACGACCATTTTCTATTGTTTGTTTGATGACAGCAAAGGCACTATTCGCAACCATTAGCATTTCAAGCATAGTGTCACCTCAGTAATAAGCCTGCCATCATTAGTATCATTGTGCCTGCCGTACCAATCATAATGGTTTCTATTCTCTTGATGCGAATGATAGTCTCTTTCCACCTCTCAGCACATACTGCCTCGTGAGTATCTATCTGTGCTTTTACTTCAGATGCTTTAACCATTACCCTTTAATCTCCTGAAGTGTTATACTTGAAATTTGATTTGCATTTGTAGTTGACATTCTACCACCAACTGCCATTCCCACATTTCTTGCATCTGCCATTAAAGAGTATGTTACGCTTGAAGTAGAAGAAGGAGAATCTAAATGTTGTATTGTTAAATCTTGAACATCACTACCTCCTGAGTCTTGATAACTAGAACGTACCATTTTTAGATGAGAAGCCTCTGTGCCGTCTTTTCCTACTGTTAAATACCTAAACGTAGAAGTGGTAGAATCTACACTTACTACAGTATTAATTGTAACAAGCACCTTATTACTTGTAGAAGATGGAGTTATATTTGCTGTTATGTGAGAATTACTGAAGCTACCATTATTAGTAAAATCTGTTTTAGTATCAAAAGTAGCATTAATTGTCTGCAACACACTCCCAACTGGAAGACGTTCAATGACACTTGCTGAGTTTAGTTTGGTGAGTGGCATGTTATCCTCCTATCTCTGTGGCTGATATGAAGCTGATGCCTCTTTCGTGTTCAGTATTATTAGCAGCATCACCACTAGTTCTGTTAATAAAAACACTAGTACTATAATAACTAATAACTCCAACTTTGTAAGTAACTTGACTAGTGGTATTAGGAGAGTCAAAATAACTATAACAAGCTATTTCAGGAGTGCTATTTGCATCTGTAGCACCTACACAAAGTGTTGACATAGAAATACCACACAATCTGTTACCTGCTTGTGCTATGGCTAACTTTGTAGAGCCTCTATAAAAAAACCAAACAGAGTTGAAAGTAGCGTTACCCTGAACCCACTCATGAAATATGTGGGTATCTAATTTAATTATAGATGATGTGCTTTTAGGTGTAATGTTTACTGACAAAACATCTATAGTTGTGTTTGTATTAGCAGTAACACTTACAGAAGTTGTGCCAGTATATTGTGTAAAAGGCATTTGCAACACAGCATTTTTAATATAAGGACTGCCAGAACCACTAGCATCTTGGAGGGTGTCTACTTTAAGTATTGATGTCATAGTGTTCTCCTATACTGACGGACATAGTTTAATGAATTGAATTTTTGTACTATGAACACCACTACCACCTGCAATCGTAGTATTATCTCCTGCAACTGTGTAACTGATTTTTTGATTACTTGTATTAGTAATGTTAAATGTCCACGGAAGTGTAATGTTACCATGAGCACTAGATGCATACACATTACTATACATTGAAATAACGTTATTGTGATTGCTTCCATTATCAGGTGTATGACGTAAAGTGACTCCTTTATTAGTAGAAGCAGCACTAACATAAAATTGGTATAATAGTGTTACTTGCCAAATACCAGTTGAGGGGAATGTCCAAATACCAGCACTTGCACTCATGCCACCATTTTTATTTGCAGTTCCATTGTCAGTTTGTCTATACCATGTTTGGTCTAAAACAGCTCCATTACTTTCTGATTTAGCACCAGTATGAAAATAAAAGGTTTCAACTACACTATTAAAAGGGTCAGAGGTAAATGCAGTTGCACCATCACTAGCAATAGTCATAGCATTTGTGCCGTTGGTGTGTGCTATGTTTTGCACACCTAGTTTACTACTCATGCTATCCTCCTATTTCCATTGCTGTAATAGTGCTTAATCTTGCATTATTTCCTATATTAACAGTACCACTATTTGTATTTTGAAATTTAGGAATATAAGTAATAGTGCTAGTTGTATTTGGTGAATCAAGATATTCAACATGACACATTAACTGATCTTCAGCACCAACAGTATATATTGAACCCATACCATAAGTATATGAACTACCAAATCTTGTTTCAGAACCTCCGATTGATCTTGCTAAATCCCAAGACAAGTGTTTACCTGATCCTGATATAAATCCCCAAATATTATATGTTACAAATATTTTGCTAGATGTTGATTGTGGTGTGATTGATACTTGTGTATCAGTATGGGAACTTTGCCAACTTGAACCTCCTGATATTGATGCTGATCCACCACCACTATTTTGTACTACTTGTATAACATGACCTTTGGCATTAATTATACCACCAGTGGTTTTGGGTTGAATCTCGTCAACAAATAATTTAGACAATGGTTAATACTCCATTTACTGTTAATGTTTTGTTTGTGGGAATTGTGTAATCCCCTGCAACCATTGCTCGTTCACCACTAGCTATTGTTACATTGTCAGTAGCTGAACTGCCATTAATCCTAATGCCATCTCTATAGACAGTAGAGCTAAACTTATCTCCAGTAACTGAACCATCTGTGGGTACTACTGAATTGCCTACCTCACCTAAAGCCAAGATGTAATCTATAGTGTCTGAAGAACTTAATGTTTCTGTAAAGATAATGTTTGACCCGGATACACTATAGGCATCATTAGGTGCTTGAGTAACTCCATTGACAGAGACTATTAGTTGTTCTGCCGTAGCAGGGAAGAATGATGCTGAACCTTTAGTTAAGGCATATGTGTCTGTAGCTGAGGCTGTTATTGCAGTTAGCTTATTGAATTGACCAGTAAGTGGCTGTGTTCCTATGTAGGGCATGGCTTACTCCTTTGGTTTCGTTGGAAAAGTAATGTTACTTAACTTATCATCTGTTGGTGTTTGACTTGTTATATCTCTTAAGGCTTGTCTATATGTTTTCCATTTAGCAGACATTGTTACATCAGAGTTACCCATGTAATCTGTTTCAACTAGTAGAGCATCTCTTTGACTTCTTAGTTCTGCCATACGTCTGTTAGGTGCTTCGTCTGCCCATGCTTTTTCCTCTGCATCTCTTGCTGTTTCTTCTTCTGCTGTGAGTTGAACTTTTGTACCATTTACATTTCTATATCTAGCCATTTATTTTCTTCCATAAAGTTTAAAAATTCCAGTTGCTATGTTGCCACTAGCTACAAAAAATCTTATCCCAGTTAATGCTGTAACTCCGTTTTTATAATGACCTGACATGAGCATATTCCAAGAATCTGTACCAGCATCTACTTGAGTTGTTATACTTTCTATTGTTTTGAAATTATCTGTGCCTAAAGGATTATAAATAATCATTCTAAAATTTGAATGTTCTCCAGTAGCATTTCCCATACTACGCCCACCAAACTGGGCAAATTCTGTATCAGTTAATTCAGCAGAACCTCTTGCTGTTGCATCTCCACTATAGTTTCTAAGTCTTGAATATCTATAATGACTATCTGATTTAATACTGCCACCAACAAACACTCTTAGACCTACAGATACACCATCACCACTTGTATGTATATTTGAACCAATCAACTCATAATCTCTATAAGCTGAAGTAAACAAACCAGTAAAATCTATTTCATCATCAGCACTTGCAGTAATAGTTGACAGTAAAACCATACCACTCCCACTTACAGTTCCACTAAATGCATAGGTATCTGCTAAGTTCATTGACTCAGCTTGAATTTTACTTAATGCCATTCTCTATGCTCCTATGTTGCATGTACTAGTTGAAATGTTGCTTGACCATGACTTGCATTTAGTTTTCGATAAGTATTAGCATTCCACCAAGCCAAAGTTTGGTTTGCTGACATTGTAATTAATAATTCAGCATTAAATCTTATATAACTATTTGGTGAATAGGCATAAGTAGTATAAGAGGAATCTGATGGATAACCTGCACCATTAATATCAAGATAGCAATTTATATAACTATCATTAGTATTACTAGAAGATGCACTTCCTATTCCTGAAATTGTTGCTCTGTAAACTCCATTTACTGGGCAAGTATAAATACCAGTAGATGCCAAGTCATTTCCTATATTTACATAAATTGTTGTAGCAGGAATTATATCAGCACCATCATTATTAGGGTCAACAGAAGTCCAAGTGTACGAACACATGCTTACTACAGAAGTACCTTTTCCACCATTTGCAACTGGCAATACACCAGTAACTTTAGATGTTAAGTTAACTGCATCATCTGCTATCTTGGCTGTGCTTACTGCACTATCAGCTATCTTGGCTGTGCTTACTGAGCCGTCAGGGGGAACTGTTGTTTGAATGGCTTTGCCTAAGTAGATAATGTAAAAGTCATCTGACGTTTCAACATCACCAGTCATAGTCAACCCAGTACCATTAACTGTATAGGATTCTGTTGGCTCTTGTCTTACGTTGTTAACAAAGACTTCAATCTCATTTGCATTGGCTACTGCATGAGTTAGGGTATATCCTCTTTTAGCTGGACTACCAGTAACACCAGTTAAATCTTGCTTGGCAAAGCTTGTAAAGTTTACGTCAGGTGTGTTTCCAATAAAAGGCATATCAAATCCTATGTACTAATGTTTTCTACATAACTTGCGATAACGTCTAATGATGTTGCTGTATCACTTACAAAATACAACCTATCGCCACTTAACAAAACAATCTTTGAATCATGTGTGTAGGCTGACCCACTAGGGATTGTCATATCTTTAATTATGTAATAATTATTTGTGTTCGTTATATATACAGAAACTGTTATGGCGTTGGCTGTAGTGTTAGCCATGTTCAACCCAATCAGAGTATGAAAGCCACTAGGAAAGTTTGCTCCATCAGGAATGTCTGTGGCACTAGTACCAATGTTCCTCATTTTAATTTGTTTAAAATTTTGTGCCATATTCTACTCCTATAAAGCTATAGCCATTGCCACTGCAAATCCATTACTTGCAAAAGAACTTGTATCTGTAGCCTCTATGTTTGCCCATGCAGAGCCTGTGTAATATTTAAGTTTTGTTGTGCTTGTATTAAAATATAAATCTCCTGCCGATACACTTCCTCCTGATGGATCAGAAGATAATGCTCCTTGATATACATTTGAAAATTCTGTCTTAGATGCAGCAGCTTGCTCTGCCCAATATTTAGCAGAATATAACCCCGTATTGCCTATTGTTGTTGATGTTGCAAAACTATCACCACCACCTAACGCCCAGTTTTTAGCTGATCCTACATTTAATGTAGAACCTGAGCCTGCATATACTTTTGCTGAAAACTCTGTGCCATCTACTGCATCTGCTTCAACTGCCCAAGACTTAGCTGAACCTGATCCTGCTGTGTCTGTTACACCAGTACCACCAATCGCCCAAGCTTTAGATGAATACTTTGAGGACTCAACTGCACCATCAATCTTTACTGCATAGTTTTCTGCAAGTGTAGCGTTAGCACTAGCACCTGATACGGCACTGGCAATACCTGCAACTGTTGTTATATTACTGGCAATACCTGCAAGAGTAGTAACATTGCCTGATATACCTGCAACTGTAGTAACATTAGCTTGTATTCCTGCGACTGTTGTTACATTTGCAGAGATACCTGCAACTGTATTAATATTTGCTGTTATAGCTGATAAAGAATTTACGTTTGCTATTGTTGGCCCTGCTTCTACTGCACCAGTAGTTGCATTAAATCCTAAAACTGTACCAACCCTGTCAGCTTTCAAAGGTAACGTCATACTTACTGCAGTATCTTGATCAGCAAGTTGCATTGATCGTGATGTTTCATCTGATATGTCTGCAACCATTGCAGTAAATCTATCTAACTCTGTATTAAGGGTAGCAACCTCAAATGCACCTGATGATGGAAAGTCTGTAGTTCTAGCAAATGCAATAGACCTTGTAATTACAACAGTAGAACCACCAGTTGCACCAACTACGGAGTTGCCTGTTGTTGTATTAATTGTGCCAGTAGAACCATTACCACCTGATACTGTGTAATGTGTAGTTATAGTTTTAAGCGTACCATCTACATAAAAGTTTAAATCTGCGTCATCAAAGAACTCAAAGTTCACAGTAAATGCTGTCTGTGTTGCACCCTGTGCTACAGTGTATGAGACTCTTGGGGTATTTGCACTCAAAGCTATTGTCATATTCGCACCTTATTTGTTGTTAATGTTGTGTGCAACGCACAAACGCCTTAGTATCTACCAAAGGATTTGAACGAATTTGTTAATTGATTCATTTCATCTTTCCAAAACCACATTCTTGCTCCGGGTAAATTTCTAACCACTTGTTTAGAACCCTCGCTTACATTACCTTGAACAACATCTATTACACCTTTAGTTATATCAGTTGCAATACTAGGGCCTGCTCCTAAAATATCTGTTAATGGATCAATCGTACTAGGTTTTACTGCAAATTTAGGATTAATTGTTCCCATGCCAATATCAGGTCCACCTAACTGTGCTGATGTATGCAATGCTCTATAATAAAAATCAGAGTACATTGCCAATAAACCTGAGTTATCTATTGATCTAGCTAGAAGATCAGGCCACTCCATTTTATCTGTTACATAATCTGGTGTCTTTAAATCCATAGCTAAATAACCTAAAGCAACACTTGTAACAACTGCTGCTGCTCTATTTTTTACTTGTCCTTGTGCAAATGCTG